GATTGTTTATCGTTAAATCTTATCTGTCCACCATATCTTTCATATATTCTACCAGTTAAAGGCTGGTTATCCACATCATCCTCATCATCTCCAACAGCAGCAACACTTCGATTTTGAATTTTCAATGAACTTTTTCCAATCGAAGTTACTGTGGCTCCACGCAACAGTAAAGCACCTTCAAATTGAACTGGCACAGTTGGATTTGAAGTATAAAATTGAAAGTATCCACAACTTCCGGCATTCATTGGATACACCAATAAAGTCGAAACTAAACCAGTCATCAAACGAACACAATACTCTCTATGGGTTTCGTTTACTGCAAAATATACAGTTGAAAACCTTTCAGTATTAGTGTCATCAAAGTAACTAAAATTTGTACCAAATGCAGTTGGTTGCAGATGTAAATCAGTCCATCTCTGAACTGGTCTATGTATGCGATTTAACAACTGAGCATACAAATTACACATTATACTAACACCAAGTTCCCAAATAGGATGTGTAATATGACCAATGGTTATGCAATTACGATCATTGAATCCACCTGAGGATTCAATGCATCCTGCATAACCATTAGCCATGCTCACGCGCTTAGTTTTCTTGTAATACTTTCCTTTAGGTTTTTTAAATTTACGTGGCCCGTATTTACCTCCAAGGTAACTACTTTGGCCAGCTCTCATTTTATACGCTTTCGCTCCAGTTGCTTTACGATATCCTATCGTCAACAGTTTTTTTCCACCTTTAAAAACTTGCCTTCCAGTTTCAGCAACTGCCATTGCAGCAAGAAATTCTTTAAATCGTTTAAACGCAGGCTTAAGGTCAGTCATGATGTTAACTTTTTTTATTTTTTTTTCTCCCACTTGCGTATTTTTATACTGGGAGTGGGAGCGGAATACTGTAATATTATATCCGTATTCCGCTTTACTCCCAAAAAAAAAATTAATATGCTCCGCATGGCTTACTGCGTAAGGCAACCAAACCTGCTTAAACCCTAAACTAAACCCTAACCTATGTGCTGCGCACGCTTCCCTATATGCTCCGCATGGTATTAATTTATTTAGTTTATCTTCTTAGCCAAAGCATCACGATACTTGTTCAATTCTCCGTGTCCACATCTAACTACGGTTATTCTTCTTGCTATGGCTTCATTCTCCAAATCCAATGGTGCTTCGTTACACGTAAATATCTTGACTGTGTGTTTAGGAATTGTAGCTATTACATGTCTGCAATGAATAGCTCTTGATTCGTGCCAATCAACCAAATGTATTTGACTTTGAGGTGGAATATGATTAAACGTAATATCATCAAATATTATCCCTTTATGATAATCAGGTCTAAACAATTTCAATTGATCCAAATGACTAACAAACAAAGCAGGCTTTTTAATTAATCTCTTTGCCAATATTGTCTTCCCAATTCCACTTGCACCTATCATTACTAATCCTTTCTCTTCGTCAATACCTTGAGCTAATTTCTCCTCCATCATACGAAAAAACGCAGGATCCAAAAGCCGATGATCATAATCAGGATACTCCACGATGGTCGCCATATCTTTCTTTGCAGCCGCATTCCATATTTTGTCTGCATACATAACCCGGTTGGCTGATGCCCAGGCCATATACTCGACATAATTCAATTCTTTAGCTTTTTCAACAATCTCTTCCGGGCAAACAGATTCTTTCTCAAACTTTTTAAACTTGGATTCCACGAACTTTCCTCCCTCAACGAAACTGCCACCCTTCTGGACATACTTCTTCGTAGCGGACGGTGAACGCGCCCCTTGTACGTTAGGATGGAACCCTTTGTAATCAAATATTTTCTCGTTACGCGTTCTAAAGGGCTTGTCATACTGGATGAGGGCGTGTCTATGCAAACTTCCATCTTCGTGCTTCTCGGAACTGACTGTGGCATAAACAACGTTTGGCTGAGCCCTAATTTCGGACAAGTACTCCTGAATGGAAAAGTCGGCTTTTGGGAATGTAAGAAAGACATTTCTGGTGTTAAGCTGAAAACTTGGCATTGGTTCATAAGCGTCTTGGCTGTTAAACTAGAATAAAAATTATATTTTCCATTTTTCGCTTAAATACTTTATTTCATTTTGGTTATCCATTGCAACTATGGTGCATCCATTGTGAATTATTACCAGGGTTATTACCAGGGTTACAGTTTTTCAAAGTATCGATTAATTCTGTATCTTTTAGTATTCACCTTCGTATACAGTTTTGTATCCACTTCATACGCACCATTAATATCAACTTCCCCAGAATCAATAACTCTCTCCAATTGCATCATTCTCACTTTTCCTAGGTTATGTCCACATTTCTGATTCCCAAACAATGTTCCATAACTTTGTGCAACTTTGTTCAACTCACATACAAACTTGTCCAACGATATCCTCAAAGTGTAAGTTAATACACTTGTTTTAATTTTTCCTGGATCAAGTCTCATACTTTTAAATCCTCCTTTTCCAGTAACCATCCAATTATCAACTGGCTCCTGCAAATAAGTAAAAGTAGAAGCTCCTTCCAAGATACGTCCGGTACTAGAATTTGCTTGTAGTGAAGATTGTTTATCGTTAAATCTTATCTGTCCACCATATCTTTCATATATTCTACCAGTTAAAGGCTGGTTATCCACATCATCCTCATCATCTCCAACAGCAGCAACACTTCGATTTTGAATTTTCAATG